GCCTGACCTTCAGATCATCGACGCCTACCGGAAGATCGGGCGGGAGATACGCCAGGAGTTCGCTCCCATGCTGAAGGCCCCTCGGCAAGAACCGCCCTCCAAAGACCTTCGAAAGCGCAGCCTCGGTGACCGACCGCGAGCCGCTGCACGGGCAGCGCGCGTCGAACCCGAGGACGACGAGGAGGAGTCGCCTAGCGCGATCGCCGACCGCATGGCCAAGAGCCGCGGGCAGCAACGCGCTATCCGACACGGGCGCATACCGGGTTAGAGGGAGCCACACCGCCAAGTGGGGGCTCCGAATGGGAGTCACACATGGCAGGTCAAGTCTGGTCGGTGAACACGCTCGGCGGCTATTTCTACGCCCGCCAGCTCTCGAACGTCCTTCGCATGAACGTCCAGCCGCTGGTGAAGTTTCGCCAGTTCGCCGACGTCCACGACATCAGCCAGCAGGGCAAGAAGAAGGGCGATACCTTCACCTGGGACGTGGTGTCCGACGTGGCGCAGGTGGGCGCGGTGCTCATCGAAACCAACACCATGCCCGAGACCAACCTCACGATCACCCAGGGTACGCTGACCATCACGGAAGCCGGCAACAGCATTCCGTACAGCGGCAAGCTCGACAACCTCTCGAAGTTCCCGGTGCAGTCGATCATCGAGAAGGGCTTGAAGAACGACACGGTGAAGACCCTCGACCGCATGGTCTGGGGCCAGTTCAACCAGACCCTGATCCGCGTGATCCCGGTGGGGGGCACCAGCGCCTCGGCGATCACCCTGTACACCAACGGCACGGTCACCGGCACCAACTCGGTGGCCTACTCGAACGCCCACGCCAAGGCGGTGGTCGATGCGATGAAGGAGCGGAACATCCCCGCCTACATCGCGGACGACTACTACAGCCTGGCCTGGCCGACCACGCTGCGCACCTTCAAGAACACCCTCGAGGGCATCCACCAGTACTCGGACACGGGCTTCAACCTGATCATGAACGGGGAGATCGGGCGCTACGAGAACGTGCGGTACATCGAGCAGACCAACATCGCCAAGGGCATCGGCAGCACCGGCATCGCGGTCGCGAGCGGCGGCGACATGGTGCAGTGGACCAACGGGCAATCGGACTGGATCTTCTTTTTCGGCAACGACACCGTCGCCGAGGGCATCGCGGTGCCGGAGGAGATGCGCGGCAAGATCCCGACCGACTTCGGCCGGTCCAAGGGCATCGCCTGGTACTACCTCGGCGGCTACGGGATCGTGCACACGATCGCGATCAACACCCGCATCGTGAAGTGGGACAGCGCTGCATGATCCTTGCTCTGCCAACGAGGACGTGGAGAAAGCGGTCAAGGCAGTGCTCGCGGCGCCGCCGTACAGCATCGTTTTTGGCCCCAACGACACGGTCCGCATGGTTCCTTACCACAATTGAGTCGACGCGCCCGGCTTGGGGGTCAATCTCCCCAAGCGCTCGAGGTGGCGCTAACGCGAGAGACCGCTGGAGTAGGTAGATGGCGCAGAACAATCAGATTCGCTCGATCAGCTACGACGAGCCCTGCGCGCTAGTGCGCGTGGGCGTCCAGCAGGGCGTTACGACTGCCGGCTCCGCCGGTCTACCCGCCGGCACCAACGGACTGTCCAAGTTCGTGGCCTGGACCAACATGGTGCTGTGGGGCGTCTCGTTCCTGACGGTCGCCGCGGGCACCTCGACCTACACGGTGAACGGTACCGCACTGTCCCCAGCCTACGGCGCGTCGCTGGTGTACATCACGAACACCAACACGACCGGGACGGCCGTGACCATGAACACCCAAACTGTTACCAACTTCGCGGTCATCGCGGGCACCTCCCTGAACACGGGCGCGCAGCCCAATATCTTCGGCTACAGCCCGAACGTGGTGAACGGCGCCTCTGGTCTGTATGCCGTCAACACCTTGGGCGGGACCAATACCTCCATGCCCTGGGGTACCCAGACTTTCACGGCGGGCAATAACCCCTCGACCAGCCAGGGCATTGGTGGGCTGCCACTCGGTGTCGGCGATCAGGTGTATGTGCAGAACGGCACCGATGCGACCGCCACCTTCATCGCGGTCTTGCACGTCTCGATCGCCCCGGTCACCGGAGCGGTGTCGGCTTAAGGAGCTTGCTATGGCGCTGATCGTACAAAATGCGGCCAACGTAGGCGCGCGCGGCGACATCAACTTCGGCTCCGTGGCCGCGGGCTCGGGCGGTGTCACCTCGAAGTTCGTGGCCTTCACGAACCTGCTGCTGTTTGGCCTGACCACGGCGACGGTGACCCTGGGGACCTCGACCTACACCCAGACCGTGGGCGGCACCGCGACCGGCACCGGCACGGCGAGCGGCCAGCAGCTGTGGGTGATCATCGTCACCAACACCAACACGGCCAGCAACACCACCACGGTGGCGCTGTCGACCACCTCGATCGGGCCGTTCCTGGCGGGCGGCAACGGTACCGCGGCTCAGGTGGGCGGCGGCAACCAGTGGGCCATCAACACGACCACCGGCACCCAAGGCCAGGGCGGCGTATTTGTGAACGCCGGCGCGCAGGTGTATGTCATTTCTGGGACCGACGCCACCGCGGTCACGGCGATGACGATCGACTATCAGAATTCGCCTGCGGGCGCTGTTGTGGCCTAGGAGACCGACGATGAAAGCAACCTTCCCCGGCATGATCACCAAGGAACAGGAACCGTCCAAGCCGGACGTCGGCGTGCTGCCGGCCTCCGAGCGGATGGCGGGCAACGAGATGGTGGGCATCAAGGACGCGGGCTACATCGAGAAAAAAGGCACGCCCTCGGGCCTGAAGGCCGAGTTCAACTTCCTGCCGCCGGGCATGAACATCGAGGACCAGGAGAACGCGGACATCCGGCCGCAGAAGCTCTCGGTCTACAAGGGCGGCCTCGACTACCCGGGCGACGGCTGGACGTAACGCATGTCGCGGATCGTCCAGGAGAAGTTCCAGGTCGATAACCCCCAGAACACGAATGACGATGCGCATTCGGGCTGGGTCAGCGACAAGAGCGCGCGCGACACCAACAGCCTGATCACCCGCTGCCCGGAGCTCGGCCGCTACCAAAAGCGCGGTGCGCGCCTGAACATGCTCCCGCCCGGCATGAACATCGACGATCAGCAGATCGCCGATATCCACAGCCAGCCGATGGGCGGGTCTCTGGGATCCGGCACCCAGGTCACCGACGATGTGACGGTCAAGAGCTTGCGCGAGGGCTTCGACCGCAAGGCGCTGCGCCCGACCGACGATATGTACACGCGCGAACACAACGACGCCTTCTACGACACCGTGGAGGTCGACGGGGTGGAGGGTTTTTGTGAACGGAATAACATGTTAGACAGATTATAATGGCAGGCCCGCCGTACCCCGTTCCGAACGCGCAGGCCCCGGTCGGCTACTGCGGCGTGGATCCGGTCACCGGCGGCCAGGGCGGCTCGCAGGTAGCCTCCTACGCCGTCAACACGGTTGGCACCAACACGATCACCACCGGTCGCGCGGCGCCCGGCGGGATCTTCCAGGGCGCCCTCGCGGTCACGCTCGCGCCGGTCTACCAGGCGTTCGATGTGATCGTCACCGGCACCACCACGACCACCAATGCGCTGACCGCGATCACCACCTCGAGCGTCGGCAGCGTGATCGCCCCTGGCCCGCAGGGCGTCGGCGTGCGATTCTTGGGCACGCTCGTGGTCGTGATGACCGGCACGGGCACCGCCAACACCCTCTGGGACTGACAGGAGCCACCATGGCCAACGATCCGAAGAAGCCCGCCGCCGCCTCGACCCTGTCGGTGTCCGAGCCCGACACCACCGAGCTCCTGGCCGAGAACGAGGACCTGCGCTCGGACAACGAGATGCTCAAAGCGCGCTTGAGCGCGATCGACGCCGAGTTGGCCGCCCTGCGTGCCAAGCCGAAGGCGCCGGAGCCGAACCAGGGCAAGGTCGATGAGGACGGGGATCCGGTGTTCGATGAGTCCGAGCACTACGGCCTCGTGGTCGGCGACTCCGATGTCGCCTTCGTGCAGAACGGACACCAGTTCGGCCGCGACAAGCGCTACCTGCGGGACGAGCCGAAGGGCAGCCCCAAAGCGTTCAACCCGAAGCTGGTCGGTGTGGTGCGCCCCCTCGCCGTCAAGGCCGCCTAAGCCCTTCCAGGAGCACGCTGACATGATCGGGGCGACCACACCGCCGCATTCCCTGGTGAGTGGCGAGGTGGCCGCCGCGATGTGCC